CGTGACGAGAACCGTCATGCCATATGCCCCGATACCCATGATCTCGTCAGAGACAGGCCATCGCTGATTCAACGGCCACGCATGAGGTTGATAGGCAACTGAATAACAGAGTTCGTTTCCGGAATAGCCGGCAAGACAACCATTTGGGAGAGCAATTAACCCTTTCAAGCCAGTCGGCGGGACATCCCACAACAGACTGTCCAAAACCTCACCTAAATCGGCTGAGTCCACGGTGTCAGAGAAGGTCGTTGTCGCCACTGCGACTGAACCAGCCAACTGATAGGCCGTATCGGAACTTCCTGTGTTCGAACGGAAGATTTCCTTCGTTGCTATGTTGTAGTTCCCGACTGGCGCAACGCTCATGTTCGTAATATCAACGCTTTGACCGGGAGCAACGTCAACGGTTACGGAAGCAGAAGACGGAGGGCCTGCCTCACCATAGGCCGAGACGTACCGATATACGTAGGTCCGAGATTCCACAAGGGTCGGGTCGGGGTCGGTAATACTCCCAACCACCGAGACAGTAGGAGCCATTGCCGGAGCAGGGACACCCAGGAGGTAAGAGTTGTTCGGATAGGCCGTTCCTCCGGTGACTATCGCATCCAAGACAGACATCTTTGGAGCGCCGTCGCCGGTCCAGTAGATCCTTTTATACGCATCTGTCGCCGTAGGACTTTTGGCGACATTCACATCCAGATCAACCCAATGCAGCCAGTATTGATTCTCGTAGAGATAGATGCTGGTCTTCGTCCCGACTTTCGAAGGCGTGTTCACTGTCAAAGGATTCTTCCACGCTTCCAGAGAACCGGACGTGAATTTGCAGTTCTGCGCCGTCACTGCCGCTGAGTCAGGCAGATAGTGAGGGTCGGCTTTCGGAATGATCCCGCCAAAAGGCTTCAGACTAATTCGCATTCATCTCTCCAATGGTTTCGGCTTGAGCCTTACCGCCCATTGCTGCGACAAACTTCTGGAAGAACGCATCGCTCTTTGCAGCGTCGATGACTTCGGTATCTTCGGAGAAGGCCCGGTAGACGATGTAATCGATCAACGGCGTCTCGTAGATGTCATCGAGAATCGTTGCAGAAGAAATATTCCCGATGAGAATCACCGCAGGAGCCGCCGACTGAAGGATTCTCACCTTGCCGGGAGACGCAGGTTGCGGCGGATAGACAAAGAACGTCTTGAGAAGTTTCCTGTCAAAGCAGTAATACTTGGGGATCGCACTAGCCGTCGCTGCCATCCAGTTCGGGTAGAGTCCATCCAACACCGACTGTTCAACCGGACTCGGGACGCTGGTTGCTGTCGTTCCGTCCGACGCGACATTGCTGATGATCCTGATGAACTGAAGCCCGGTGACAGTCTGAACGCTTCCCTCGACCATAGTCATGACGGCAGTCTCGGTATTCGCGTTCGGCTTATAGAGGACGATTTCCTTTTGACCTGAATTTAACCAACCCAACAAATCGGCATTATCCCACCGCACAGACCCCGCATCGTTGAGGATCTTTCGCGCCTTGTTCATCACTGATTCTGCGGTAATCGTCGCCATTAGTTACCTCATACGTTGAAGTAGTCAGGGTGTGCGCCCCGCATACGTTGGCTGTTTTCATAGGTGTAGTGGAATCTGACAGTTCGTGGAGATCTAAAGGCAAGGATCTCATCGATCATCTTGCTCATGATTGCCTGGAATTGAGCGTCGAGTAACGCGCCCATCCCCGTCATGCCAACTGCAATGATGCCTTCCTGAAGGACGTTATCGATAAGCCCGTTGTAAGGAATGACGTTGGTCAGCGCGGTAAACTTGACCGGCTTTTTGTAATACTGACCGACGATGGTTATTGCAGCACTCGTCGTCGGGAACAAAGTCATCGTCGTTCCCCTCAATCCGTAAAACTGAGGTCTGCCGGCAGTCGTTAAAGAAGCTCGATATTCGCCCGGTAACGGGTCGAGATGCCAGGTTGACCCTGAGATATAGGGACGCTCGAAAAACCCTTGGAAATCGGTAGGGAGGGTCACGGTTGACGCATTCGCTAAGACAGCCTGAGAGAAAGACCCAAGGATGAGTTCCGATTTCTTCGTCATGAGTCTGCGGTAGATGATGTCCATCGTCATGTTAGCCGCAGTCAGGAAATCGATCATCGGCGGCTTGTTGATTTTCGCAAATCTTCCGATAACGATGTCCAGAAGATCACCGATGGACGTTTCCCCGGCTTCGCTTGCTTCAGTCGAAGAGAAGACCGTATCGTAACCTATGACTTCACTGGTCGAGACTAGGACTATCTCGATAGCAAACGGACCCCCGGCAGGAGAATCAAAGGTCACATAGTACCAGGACTGTTCCGTTGAACTGTCGGGGAACTCCGTCATCAGGAGTTGGCAGTTGGCGGTTTCCTCAGAGACAAATGACGTAGCCAGGAAGTCGTAGAACTCGCCTGTACTATTCAGGAGCCTCATGTAAATCGCAGCATCTCCCAATCCCTTGTCGTACCTGAATGATTCGTTCATGGTCTGTCCTTTACGGTAGAGGGGTTACTTTGTTGCCTTTTAAATCGGTGCTCACATCGACCGGTTTATCAACAGTGCCGTGGCAATAGACGAGACTGCCATAAGCATTAACAGTCTGTGAGTTGTAGGCGCATCCGGCAAGGAGTGTTGCTATCAAGATCCATCTCATTTCTCGCCTCCAATCTGCCGGTTCAGTTTTTCGTATTCCGACTCCTTTGGTGACACCATTCTCCCTTCAGTCTTTTCATTGACCTTACGGAGACATTTGCGACATATCTTGTTGCGCCCTTCGTTGGGACAACCACAGGCGCAATAGACGGCATACACTGCACTAGGTCTTATGCTTTCCGGTTCATAAACCCACTCATGATCGCAAGCGGCATCGCCCTCATTCACAAGCCGCGTCACCTTTTCGTACTCGCATGTATAACCACCTTCGTTGGCAAAAGAAAAACCTTCCCATCCGGCATACGCGCCGGAAGCCACCAAGAGAAGTAGTGCAACGATTATGTATTTCATTTCCTGAACTCCCATGTGGCCCGTACAATGGCCGTGTTTGTTTTCACTGGCGATTCCCCTACCTCGTGTCTTACGCCGGTTCCTGCCTCAACCTGTACTGTCTTGGGGCAGGCTACGGAGGCGCAGCCGGATAAAATAACGACCGCTATTATAGATTTTCGCCAGAAACTAAAACATGCCATCGTTGCAAATGCACCCGGTAGACGCTTCATCTATTGACTCCTCAAAAAGCTTTTCGACTTCATCGGCCCAATATCGGTATTGTTCCAAAACCTTTTCTCTTTCGTAATACGCTTTTGGAGAGGTGGTCACAATTTCATCGGCCATCAGTTTTGAAACCATGCTGGCCATTTTCAGTTTTGCCCGTAAATCTTGCTCACGAAGTTCTTTAGCCTTGAGACATTCGCAACCATTGGCAAAAGCCGACGAGTTGAATAGAAGTGCCATCAACAGCACCACCAGCGTCAACGGCAGCGACTTGATACGAAACCGCCGTTCATTCTTCAGCAGGGAGTACAATTTGTTCGGGCTGATCCTCGAAGGCGTGTAGCCGACAAGATAGCCAATCTGTTGCAGTGCCGCCGCGCAGATTTCAGAGCAGAACCATTTCTCAGCAGACTGCCAGCCGATAGGAATGGGGAGAAAGGAAAAGCCGATGCCGATCATGTCGTATTTCAAACCGTCCTCGCCTTCGCAAAACTTGCGGATTTCTTTCTCCTGAGTCTTGTTGCAAGGGATGTCGATGAAGTCCCATTCGTCGTCGCTCATCTGCCAGTCTTTCCAGCGCGTCCCACCGTCGGACTCATCAGCGGAAAAACTCTTGCCATCGGAAAAAACAAGTTCCGAATGAGAGTACTTGCCAAAGGTCCAGAAGCAGATGATGCGACTGTAAATGGTGTGGCACTTCTTGCGGAAAGCTATCTTCATAAGTCCCTCCATTGGCAATACTTACAGCACGGCTCTATACCATGCACTCCGTTACGCCTGTGATACGGGCAGTAGGGGTTCACAGCCAGGAATGCTCTGTGCTGGCAGCCGTCATACACCAGAAAGCTTTGAAATTGTCGGCATCCTCTTTACGGGCAAAGCGGAGCGCTCTATTCGGGTCCGTTGTCCATTCCGGCTTACCGTCAACAAATCCCGCCCATTTTGGCCCTTCCAGTTCGATTAACCATGCTGTTTCTTCCCTGCTAGTCAATTCTTCATCATCCGCTACCACTTCGGAAAACATTTGCTTTGCCTGCTCTGCGGTAAAAAGGTTGGTCCCGACCGGCCATGTCTTGTCCTTGTTCCATTCATCGTCCTCTCTGCCATCGAAGCTGATGCCGCAGTCAGGGGCGAAATCCGCCGGCAATTTCCAACACAGGAAACGGTCCACCATCTGATTGATAAATTTCTTGCTCATATTTTTCTCCTTTGGCTCATATAGATTGCCGCAGCATCCGTTCAAACTCCACCGCATACCCGGCTATCATCTCGGCGCAGTCCATCCCGTTGATAATTTTCCGCGCATGGGGATAATCGCATTCCTCACCATTGATGTAGGTCGAGAGTTTAACGCCAGTGAATGACCCCTTCCGCATCCCCCGGCTCATGATCTTGTAGGCAATGTCAGGATTGCAGGCGAGTTCCGGCTTGCCGTACAGATCCACCCCCAGCGCCTGCCCCATAGCCTGATAGTTTTCCGCCCATGTCAGTTGGACATATCCCCGGCCATAGTAAACCTTGCCATTCTTCGCCGGGAGGCCGTACTTCCTGCCGGACCCTTTGCCGTATTCTTCGATAGGGCGCCAGGTGCGCTGGCATTCGTGCCGTACCGTGGCCAGCATGTAAGCGGCGTGGCGAATGTCGGTGATAGTCTCGTCCTGTTCAAGGGATTGCAGAAGGAAGAGAAGGCCGTCCTTCGCCGGCTGCTTCGGCTCTCCCCACTCGTCACGGTACAGAGATAGAAATTTTGTCTTGTCGATCGCTTCCACGTTTTATCTCCAATAACTCGTCAACCGCCATCTGCAACAACACTTCGCACCGGTCAATAATCTGATGCTCTCCCGGCCCATACGCCCAATCCCGCGCCATGCCGCAAAGATTGATAGCTTCGGCTATAGCGAGAGGGACGGCTTTCATTTGGGCGGCGTCCAGTTGGGGCAGTCACGGAGGCAGCAACCGTATTTTCGTTGATGCTCACAAGGATTTAGACAGTGCATTATTTACCTCCCGGCCATAGCCTATGCGTCACCATCAGATATATGAACGCGAGGATTGACACCCCAATGGCCCACGATACGCCGTCAATAAACCTGTTCCCAAGTTTGTTCGTCACATGCGCCACCCTTCGCAGGTCTTCGACCTCTTCTGTGGTCAGGGAGGGGAAGCGGCACGGATGGTCAGAAAATGCCGCCTTGATCGCCTCAATGTCGGCTTCGGTCAGCTTCCTATCCCCCGCTCCCCGCCGCTCCGGTCCTCTATATTCTTCCTGCACAGCCACCTCCTCACAGTGTTTGAAGTTCGTTTGCCAGGATGCTCGTTCGTGGGGTTGGTACATTATTCAATATCGTATGAATACTGGTAGTACACATCAAAAGCTGATGTGTTTGAAGCGTTGATATTAAATAGTACGTTGCTGCTCGATGTTGCTGCCCTGACAAAACCGCTTCCACTAGATAGAGAAGTTGCTGGGCCGGTTGCGTTGTATACCTGTGTAAATGATGTTGTTATAGGAGTTGACAGGTTAAACGTTGTAGATGTTGGCGCGCCTGCTGTTGGATCAATACTTACCCGACCCGCCACGGTAACGGTATTCCCCACTCTAATATATCTCGCCACTGTCGGGGTTGGAGTGGAGTCTAAGTTACTTACTGAAACTGCTGTTGGAGTGTATGTGCCTGATGCCGTGACAGTTGCTGTAGTTGTGTAACCTTCTACTTGATAACTACCTGTTGTCGAATCTAGCGGGACTAATACTGCGCTCTTTCTAGCACCTAAAGTCCACGCTGAATTACTGCGTGTACCGTCAATGTTAAAATAGTCTCCGGCAGAGGCACTGTCGATAGTCATGCTTGAGGTTGTATCGTTTACCAGTAATGTTCGTTTTGGCGTGGCCGTATAAGTTGTACCAGTACTTATTAGTTGCGGGACAGTGTGCGATGTGCCTGCTGTAAAAATAACCACCTTCCCAAAATCATCTACAGAGGGGTTTTGGCCGTCTCCGTACGATACGATAGCGCTGTATTGCATTGCTCCGGCACCACCTAAATCGGCGGCAGCATCAATTATTGTCCCGTCTGGGAGTTTAAAACCTCCGGAGGTTGATTCAATCTGTGCAGAAGATGTAACAGCCCCATCATCCCTTACGGAAAATATTGTAGCGGCTGAAGAATCTTTAAGTTTTAGCGTGTAGTCTGTACTTCCGCTTGTTCTACCCTTAGATGTTATAACCGCCTCACTATCACCAATGGTCAGCCCCGGAACTATAGATGTTGCCCCTATTGGCGTATAATCAAATTCGATTGCCATGCCACCAGCGCTGGCACTCCAATTTTCCAAAAGATAATATTTTACTCTTCCTCCCTCTCGAAACGTTCCTGATGTGTCATAGGTGGAAAAGCCTGATAGTCTAAATGCTGTTTGTCCTGAAGTGCCTGCTGTTGGACTAGCCAACGAACCGTTTGATTTTCTACCGTTCACAGCAGCAACAGAGGCAGTGCCATAGGCATCTTCAAAAATAAGACTACTAGCCCCATCTGCAACCAAACTAAGCGGAGACGCTGCACCTCCTGAAGCCAATTGAGCAATGGTATAACTATTAGTTCCATCTCCTATGGTTTGCGTAGATGATAATTTGATAGCATTACCAGATAATGTTGCCCCCGAAATATCTATGCCTATTGTGCCGGTATTACTTAAAACTATCCCGTTAGTTATTTCGCCGCGTGTCTTTATTCCATTTCTAAATTTTGAATTGTTTACTGCATTTAGCCTTAGTCCACTACCAATCTCAGCAGTTCCGGATTCCCCGTGACGCTTTGCAAAAACATCTAGGCCTACACGGTTCCCTGAATTATCAGTTCCAGTTACATCATCCCCATCAGCTTCTATATCAAATTCATGGGCTATGAGAGTCCCGGTATTATCTGCCGTAAAATCTTTAGCTTCAGATACTCCGCCCCAGGTGGTTGTGCTGGCGGCACTTTTTCTGCCTTGAGCATATACGCCTACGTTTTCACCAGACCCATAATTATCAACTACACCAGTTATGGCCCATTCATAGGCTGTAGTTCCTGCTCTAACCGCATCAAATACATATAAACCAGAGTTGACGTACCCAGCATCCCCGCCTGTATAGTTAGCGTCTCTGTTTATATACACAGATGATGTGGTTGTTGTTGCGGAGGGTTGAAAAGTTTTCCTGCCAGTGATTGTTTCATTGGTTGTTCTAGTTACTCTATCCACCGAGGTGTAAGCATCAAAGGGAGCTTTATACCGCGCATCCCCCCGCGTGTCGTTGTGGTACTGGGGGTGATCGTCGGCGGTTTTGTGGGCGGAAGTGTAGGAAGTGAATGATGCTTTTGCAAGACGGTCGGTAGAAGTGTAGTTCACAAACGCCGTGTTCAGCGTCCTCCCCTGTTCCGCGCTCAACGGTACAGCCGTACCCCCTGCCGTCAGGTTGTTGACCACATCATTAACTTCCAGTATCGCGCTTTCGAGGTCGGAGAGGTAGGCAAACTCAACCGCACTCGGCCCCGTTTCGCCCTTGTACTTGCTAGCATTGACGACACCCGTTCCTGAGTAAGTCAGCGTTCCGCCAGAACCCAAAGTCATCGTTGACGAGGTATTCGTTCCCCCGCCCACCGTGTCAAAGGTCGGACTTGAACCAGTCAAATCATCTCGCCAAGCCGGATTACCTGAACCATCAGTCTTCCAGACCTTCGAGGCATTCCCCGCCCCTGAAGTTACCAGGCCTGCCGCCGTAAACGAGTTGGAAGGGATGGTCGAAGACGTGTGGTTGTGTGTATCGTCGCCTACTACAATGGCCCCATACGTTCCTGAGACATCGCCACCAAAAGAAGCTGAAGTGCCTATCTTCCCGGTGAACTGCGTCTGGACTGAGGACGTTACGCCGCTCAGATAACTCAATTCAGTCGAGGTCACGGAAGACGCTGCGACTTTCCCTGATGTATTAGAGACAAGCGCCCGACTTGCGGTAAGGTCGCTCCCCGTTATAGTCGTTGCTCCCCCGGTTACGGTCGCCTGTTTTGCATTGAGCGCGTTCTGAAGATCGGTCTGGTCGCTTAACGTCCCGGTGATCGTACCCCATGACCTATTTGCGGCGGTATACCGGGAGAAAGTTGTTACCGTCACCCGGTCCTGGCTTGTGTAATTCGTAAAGGTTTCAGCAGAGACACCGGACCTGTCGATAGAGGTGTACGCAGCAAAGACTGAGGTATCGACCTTGTCGCCAAGCGCCTCATTCAAGTCAGTCTGGTCACTCAGCGTGCCGGTAATGCTTCCCCACGTCCCACCACCACCTGCGCGTTCAATCGAAGTATATGCGGCAAATATCGATGTCAAGAGCCTGTCTTGCGAGGTATACGCGGCAAAGGTCGCTTCATCGAGTTTCCCCGCAACACTTGCCGCTGCATTAGGCCGATGTTTATAGGCACTCGACGCATTGATGTAGACCAAAGCACTTCCGTCATCGCCAGCAGTCGGAGCTTCAACCCGCTTCCCCTGGATCTTGTTGGCATCAGTCTTCGCCGGCTGTGCGACTCCCGCCCAAACGTGAGGGAGGATTTCAACACAAGCGATAATCCCAAAAGCTGCGATGATCGGTAAAGTGCCGCGTTTCATGCGTTACCCCTTGATGATGTCCAGTATTTCAGCAGCAGATACTTTGAAGCCGGCCAGGTCGGAAACGTCCTTGACTTTCGGCAGAGCAGGCTTGTTGCCGATAGACTTGCCGTAAGCCTCAACGGGAATCTGTGCGATTGCAGCCTTGATTATTTCCAGACGATCAAAAACTATCTCCGCGGCATCATCTTCCAATTCGTTGAGTGCAATTGCTGCATCAATCATGGTGTCCAGCGCGGCGGTCTTTTCTTCGCTGAGAGGGGCAGGCATCTCATACGGTTCCATGTCGTCACGATTCGCCTTGAACGGAGAAAAGGGATAGATACGTCCGGTCGTGGTCTGTTTCAGATACTTCGGTGGGTTTTGAAGATCGATTTTCATTGCTGCCTCCTTGGATTTCATAGGTG